TGATATTGCTATCGTGTATGAATCGACAATGAACACGGTTAAGTTCACGCCAAAGAAGGGCACTTGCACAAGCTGTGGCGGCGGTGCTCGTGAGGCGCATATCTGCCCATTCGTGGATGCGATAGGAATTGAACTCACTACCAATGGCACTGATGTGCTAACGAGCAGCTCAAGCAAGTACACCACAGGCATGAGCCTTACTTATAATGTGAACTGCGACCGCCAAGGGTGGCTCTGCTCGATAGGTGGAACGATGGCCTTATCGTTGGCTTATGCTACGGCGGTTGAGATTTACAACTATGCACTTACCGTTAGCCCGAATCAGAGGGTGAATACAGCGGTTATCGTGAATCGCGGTTCGAAGCCGTTTGCGATTGCCGATGCTTTTGAGGGTATTGTGGCCGCTCGCGACATTGCAGCAACGCGCTATTCAGAAGAGATGGGCGCGATGCTTCAGAACATGCGCCTGCCTGATGACACGCATTGCTGGGATTGCAGAAAGAACATGAAGTACGTTACTGCGTTACCATAACATGCCAACACCTGCCGAAATTCAAAAGAACCTCGATGCGTTGTATAGCGATTGGACTTCAGAGTTCACTGCTTTGTATGGTCCTGTTCGTGAATTAAAGCGCATCATGTTTAAGCGCATATTCGGCACTGGCTCAACTGGTGGCACGAATACGGCGGGCGATAAATTACCGACCAAGCCATACAGCACCAAGCCGCTATACATAAGCCCTCGAGCATTAACCAACGCGCCAAGTAAGTACAAGGTTGGTAAGCGTGGCGAACCGATTGAATCGCTGTACTTTCCCGGCGGCTATTCCGAGCTGAAAAAAAGCACCTCACGCAAGTTACCGCTCGAGTTAACTGGCAGATTGAAAGGTGGCTTCCTTTCGTCGGATGTGCTTACCGAAGGCTTGGAAGCAGCGATAACCGTACCCGCATCCGAGATAGGCAAAATTGATGGATTAGAGCTCAAATACGGCACTATCTTTTTGCCCACAGCCGAAGAGCAAGAAGCGATGTTAGAAGAGCATGCAGCGGAGCTTGTGCAACAAATCATAAACGCAATGAGCAAATGAATATACTTTCTACCATTCTCGACAGGCTTAACCAACGCATTGAGGTTGGCAATATCTTCGATAAGATTTACGGCCTCAGCGAGCTTGTAGGCGAGGGCAATGATAAAGCATGGGCGTTCTATATCGGCAACGGTCAGGCCGTCCCTGTAACCGATTACGATGCTAAACAAGGCACGCTCTTCTGGGCGAAGCGAAGCAAGACAACGGTTACCAAAAACGATTCGCTCAGGCTTGCAGGTTGCCGCTCAATATACGAGACGCGCTTCAGCATGACCGCTTATGCAATGGTCCGCAAAAGCCACTTACCTTGCGATGCTTCCGATGCGAATGATTGGATTGCCTCTCGGGTGCTTCGCTTAATTAGCGGCACTGACCCGCAATTCAAGACCGCCATCGGGGCAATCGCTTATGAGGTGGTGCCGAGCGGTTACGCAACCGAGATAAGATACCTACCAGTGAATTATGAATGGGCGGCTGTTGCAATCGATGTGGATGTGAATGTAAGCACATCGAGCGAAGATGGCTGCTACGATACTTGCGCAACTGGTGACATCCCATTGCCTGACTTCGAGCCGTGCGAGCCATGCCTAACATCGGTAGCTGTGGATGGGGTGACAATCACAGGCAACGGCACACCAGCCGACCCGCTTGTGGCCGTTGGTGGCGGCGGTGGCGGTGCGGTCAATTCGGTAACCGCCACAGCTCCGATTGCTTCGAGCGGTGGTGCCAACCCGAACATCAGCATTCCACAGGCGAACGGCTCAACCGATGGCTTCCTCGATTCTGCAGACTGGACTACATTCAACAACAAGCAAGATGCGCTAACCGCTGGCACGGCAATCGACCTTACAGGCAACGTGGTAACCAACACCGCACCCGATCAGGTGGTATCGCTTACTCCGGGCACAGGCATAATCGTAAGCGGCACGTACCCAAACTTCACGATTACCAACAGCCAAAGCGGTGCAGGCGGTGGTGCTTCGGTTAATTACTACCTCAACGGCTCTATTAATCAAGGCGCATTCGTTGGCAATACGTACTATCAGATGAGCCGCACTGCAATAATTGGAGCGGGTACCGACTTTCAATTGACAACTGGCATCGGCTTCCAAGTCATGCAGCGATTCATCACTGATGCGGGTGACCCGGCATTCTTAAACATACCGGCAGGGGCGTGGAACTTTGAGCTGTATTTCAGTGCTTCATCAGGCGGAGGTAGCCCACAATTCTACGTTGAGTTATTCAAATACGATGGTGCTGCCTTTACATTGATTGCTTCATCGAGTGCAACACCTGAAGGCATTACCAACGGCACAGCGATTGACCTTTATTCGACTTCACTTGCAGTGCCGAGCACAGCGTTAACGGTAACGGATAGGCTTGCGATTGTGGTGTATGTTGATCGCAGCGGACGCACTATCACGCTTCACACAGAGGACAATCACTTGTGCGAAGTGCTAACTACATTCAGCACAGGCATAACGGCATTGAACGGATTAACCGACCAAGTGCAGACCTTTGCTGTTGGAAGCACTGGCACGGACTTCGCCATTAGCTCGGCAACTGGTACCCATACATTCAATCTGCCAACTGCAAGCGCAAGCAATAGAGGCGCATTGAGCTCAACTGATTGGAGTACGTTTAATGGTAAATTCAACACGCCAACAGGAACGACCTCAGAATACATCAGAGGCGATGGCAGTTTGGCAACCTTCCCAACGCTGACCAATGGCACGGTTACAACCGTAAGCGCAACCGTTCCAAGCCCTGCAAGCCCTGCGTTATCGGTAAACGTAAGCAATCCCACTACCACCCCAGCGATTGCAATCACAGCGAATGGTACTACGGCTCAATATGTTCGTGGAGATGCCTCGCTGGCTGCCTTACCTTTTGAGCTTGTGGTTGCTGCATCGGATGAAACAACGGCATTAACGGCGGGCAATGCAAAGATTACATTCAGAATGCCGAGGGCGGTAACACTTACAGCAGTTCGGGCATCGCTAACCACAGCGCAAACGAGCGGAAATATTTTCACGGTGGATATCAACGAGGCTGGCACGAGCATATTGAGCACCAAGATAACCATTGACAACACTGAAAAGACAAGTACAACGGCTGCAACGCCGCCTGTTATAAGTGACACGGCTTTGGCTGATGATGCCGAGATGACAATCGACATCGACCAGATAGGCAATGGAACGGCAACAGGATTGAAGGTTGCATTAATTGGCACTTACGCATGAGCTTCATTGTTAATCCTTATGTTTATAGCTCACCATTATGCGCCGATGCAGATGGCAATGCTTTCTTGATTGCAACTGGGATAACAAACCCGACCATTGTTTCGGCTATTTGCACACTTGTAACGAGCCTAAAATCGCAAGGTATCTGGAGCAAGCTCGATGCTATTTATCCATTTGTTGGCGGAACTGCTACCACTCACATGTATAACCTTAAAAACCCTGCCAATACCAATGCTGCATTTAGGTTGGGATTTATCGGGGGGTGGACACATTCAGCTAATGGCGCTTTGCCAAATGGTACTAATGCTTATGCTGATACATATTACAATTTTAACACTCAAACTAATGTTAATAATGCTTGTTTTGGGGCTTATATAAGAACAAATAATACGGCAGGGTTGCAAGTATATGGTTCATTTACTTTCATCAATACTACAAGGGCTTTTCAAAATTTATCTAATGGAAATATACAAATTGCTTCTGCTAACATAATTATCTACACTGCAAACCCATCAACAGGCTTCTTTTTTAGTCGGCGAACAAGCAGCACGTTTAATGAATCTTATCGTAATGGCGTATCTTTAGGAACTACAACGGCTTCAACAACTAATCTTCCGGCATTTAACTTTTATTTTGGTGCTACAAATAATAGTGGCACTGCTACATTTTTTTGCTCTCATCAAATAGCATTCGGAGTATTGGGTGGTTCTGCATCAATGACCAATACCGATGCCTCAAATCTTTACAGTACTATTCAAACCTTTCAAACCACATTAGGCAGACAAGTATGACAATAGTTTACCAAATCACACCCGAACAAGCCGAGCAGTTAAGAGGCGTTCAATATGTCGCTGATATGACCTTTAACCCTATTCAAGATGCTAACGACAATTGGGTAATAAGCCAAGAAGAGGTGAGCAGCACAACCATTGACTGGGTTAAGGAATTGCCAGCGATTGAATATATTCCAAAAGAATCATTACCTTTGCTTTAACCAAAAGCACTTAATATGGCAGGCGTAAAAGTAACCGACCTAACAGCACTACCAACAGCAGACCCAACCGATGTGATGTACATCGTGGATAGCAGCGCGAATACTTCTAAGCAAATCGAAGTGCAGAATATTTACAGCGGTATGCCGCAATTCGAGAGCGGCAGTTTTACGCCTACCGTATCTGATGAGACCAACAATGTGGTGGTAACACCTATTCAGGCATTCTACCAACGTGTGGATAACGTAGTAAATTGCAGCTACTATTTGGAGGTTGTTTTGGACACAGGCGAAACCACAGGAGCGTTCAATTTAACGCTGCCAGTAGCCTCTGATTTCACGCTGGCTAAGCAGTTATTCGGTATTGTAGCGCATAACGCTGACCCTACCGAATTAGTTTCTTGGGATTTAAGTGCTGATACTACAAACGATAAATGCTCTGTTAGTGTTCAGAGCACAACCTCTGCATACTTCTATCAATATATTTACATTGTGGCTCAATACGAAGTTTTATAATGCGCTCAACCTCAATTCTCGGGCTTAATCTGATTAAGAAATACGAGGGATTGAGGCTCTCGAGCTACCTATGTGCGGCATCAGTACCCACGATTGGCTACGGCTCAACACGCTACCCGAACGGTAAGAAGGTGATGCTCGGCGAAAAGCTCACATCAGAAAAGGAAGCAACGCAATTGCTACTCGCTACGCTCGAGCCATTCGAAGCAGCGGTTAATAAGCACCTGCCAAACATTAACCAATGCCAATTCGATGCACTGGTGTGCTTCGCATACAACGTAGGCACTGGTGCGTTGGTCAAATCAACGCTGCTAAAAAAGGCAAAGGTGAACAATGCCGACCCGAGCATCCTTGATGAATTCCTAAAGTGGAACAAGGCAGGCGGCAAAGCACTGCAAGGGCTGACCAATAGGCGCAGAGACGAGGCAAATCTCTATTTCTCACTTTGTAACATTTAGCCCCACGTTGCCCAAACGCTGCAAGGGATTGCGCGTATATTGAGGCATGGCACGAAGACCTACCAAACCAAGGCGAATACTCGATGTGATTGTTAAGCACTGGCGCAGCACAATCGGGTCGCTCATGATTCTGGTATCCATCTTTTTGCTAATCTTCAAAGTGATAACAGCCGAAACATTAACAGCCATCATTGCAGCACTAATAGCCGCAGGATATATACCCAAAGCCAAAAGCGATGCAACAGATTAGAAGAGACACGATCAAGGTAGTTCGCCATAATAAGGTGAACATCGATGACATGCAATGGCATGCGCCCGAAGCCGACACCTCATTCCAGCAAGCGAACCGCGAGAGCTTTCAGGCAGTGATGGCGCAGCCGCCAAAGCCGAAAGTATTAACCGCGTTTGATACAATTCAGCCGTGTGATGTATCTTTGTACCCAGCCGCCACGTATTACATCCCAAAATCTCACGCTGTAAGAAATGAGCCTGAAATGCAAACGCCTATGAACTACGATATACTCGCAAATGGCATCGTGCTTACATTTACGATGTTGCTAACGATTAAATATGCGCTCGGATGCGTGCCTGCATGGCGTGCTTTCTTGAGTGATTTACGTTCGGTTTAACGTATCTTTGCAGCATGGCATCGCTGCACATCCTTGAGTCAAGTATTGACCTCTTCTATGTGATTACAGATAAGGATGGGCGAATAGTCACAAGCAACGAGCTGTTCAGAGAGTACTCGAGCCACATTAAGCCTGTTAACATACTCGACATCGCAGCGCAAGACAGCGACCGCGATGAGCTGCTATCTGCAATTCGCAAGGCGCAAAGCAAATCGCCCGAGCCGATTCGTGCTTATGCGAAGACCAAGCAGAAGATTAGCTCCGAGCGTTATAATATGTGGAATGTTTACGCCATTGTCGATATGTTTCACTTCATCGGCATTCAGCTTGTCGATGTAACAACGATAAGCAGCCATGAATACGAGCGGCAAAAGATGCTGCTCGAAGAGTTCAGATTCACCCTATCGCATGAATTACGCCAGCCATTGACATCGATCGGCGGCTTGGTGAAGATGCTAAATGAACACAGCTGGGCAACCGACCAAGAGCGCGATGGGGTGATGAAGATGCTCGAGGACAGCGTGGATAAGCTCGATAGCGTGATTCGGTTATTAGTCAAAAAAGCAACGCGGCAATTATGAGCAACCTACCAGTTACCGATTGTGAATGCGATGAGCGACTCGTTAAGGTGCTATCGGTTTACATAGCCGAGAAATCGATGCCGATCAAGGTGGCGGGCGATATATTGCTCAACGAGCTTCGCGATAAGAG